GGCGGGGCGACGGCAGGTCTTCGCGGCCGTCCACCATTTTGCTGGGTGCGGTTCCCGCGAATTGCCAGTTGCCCGCGTATTCCACCGAAATAAAGTTGCCTTTTGGGGTGGGAGCGTTTTCGTGGCTTTCGCAAATTTGAACGGAAGGAAGCACGCCGTGCATCCAGTTGTAAAGCAGGTCCCAAAGGGCGGTAATTGTTCCCGTTGCGGTTGCAGCCATTATGTCGCCTCCCCAACGTAGCCCGCCAAATACTTGTAATGGTTAATTAGCCCGTTCGCAAAGGCAAGTTCCTGGAACACTTCCCACTTCTTGCCGTGCCAAATAACTATATCGCCGCTGTCCGCGCTGCCTTCCACGCTTACGTTAAGCGGGGAGTTGCAGTAAATTTTCACAACTCCAACGTCGCGCCTGCCTTCCGGCAGGAACTGCGTGTCCTTGCCGCTTACTGGCTGCACGCTGCCCGTCACGTTGACCCTGGTTTCGGGCGTGGAAACCCAGCGCCCGTTCACGCGGCTCCCGGTGCGGCGCAGCACTGCAATGACATGGGGAAATAGCGTGCTCATACCTTCGCCACCTTGTGAATAATTGAACCGCGCAGGCGCCCTTCGTCAACCAGCGGGCGGCTGCTGCCCTTGCCCTTTACCTTGAAGACCTTTCCGTTTACCTTGTTCCGCATCCAGCCGCCGTTAATTGTAATCGGGGCGTTGGGTGCGAAGGTTTCCTTTGTAAAGGTTTGCTTCATTTCGCCTTCATAGCGTTCGCCCAAAAGTTTGAGAGCCTGGTTTGCCCCAATTCTGCCGGAAAGGACTGCGGAATAAAGTTTGCGGGAATACTTTGCAATGTCGGGGGTGCAGCGCTGCCTGGTGCGTTCCATGAACGGGCGGGCTGGAATTTTGTTCACGTCGCTGCCCTTTTCCATAATAAAGGCAAGTTGCGCCATGCTAATTTCGGCAGGCTTCCCGTTTGCGTCAAGTACCGGGTCGGCGGTTCCGGGAACGCCTACAAGCGCAACCTTCCCGGCTGCGACTTTCAGTTCCCTGCGGATGCGCAGGGCACCCCGGTCAATGGTTTTAAATTTAACATCTGCCACAACCCCGTCCCCCGTTTATCACGCCCATGAACGGGCGGCACCCCTTGCGGAGTGCCAAAAGCATGAGGCCGAAGCGGGTTTGTGCCAGTTCGGCGTCGGAAACCCCGGCATCGGAAACGGAAACCGCACCCGCGCCATAGGAAACCGAAAGGTCGCCTTCCCGCTTGCTGGTAATTGTGCCCACGCTTCCGGCATCGGCGGAGCCGCTTCCGGTTCCCATTGCCCCGGCCTGGGCGTTCAAAAGGAAGGCAATGTGCGCGGCAAGCAGGGCGACGGCCTGGTTGTACTTTCCGCCATAAAAGCACTTGTTTGTCCGCTCCGTTGCCATTTCAATGTAAACGGCCTTGTTCGCGTCCGTCGCAAGGGCGGGCGCTATTGCTGCCAAATACTGGTCAATGGTAAGCGGGGCGGACATGGCTACAAATGCTCCTTATTTACGGCTTTCCTCAACTTCCTTTTTAATCGCTTCCTTGCGGTTCATGCCCTTGGCGCGGACGCTTTCCTTGGTCGCGGCCTTCACAAACTTGTCGGCCTGCGCTTCGGATTTGAGTTCGTTTACAACGTCGTCAATTTGGTCGTTCGGAATTTCGTCCGGGGTTGCCGGGCTTTTCACTTCCTTGCCGTCCTTCTTGGTCACCTTTTCAATGGGCACCACCAGGCCGCGCTTAATGTGGCCTTCCAGGGTGGCCTTGGCCTTTTCCCAGTGGGCATCGTCCACCACGTTCAAGCCCGGCACCAAAATCAGTTTCGGTTCGCCCTTGCCGCATTCGGCAGCGAGCACGTTCGCGTTTTTGTAGTTTACAAGCATGGTTCATCTCCTGAGTAGATGGTTTTCTTGTTTTTAAGCCCCTACAAGCCCGGTTCGCGGCATAGAAGCACAAGGGTGCTGGCAAAACCAAAACAAGGCCGCAGGCGCGGTTTCTCGCCCTAAAAAATAAGGTTGCCGGGCGGGCGTTGCCCGGCAACCCGTTTCAATAGTGTGGCGGGCTATTATCCCCGCCCGCCGGGGTGCTCTCTTCAGGAGTTGAACTAGAGCCCGTCGCAGAATACAACGCTCTGCGGGTAGTACACCAGCGTGCCGCCAGTGCTCTGCGAGCAGATGATGTCGTATGCCTTGCCGGTCAACTGCGGCGGCATTTGTTCAAAGCGCTGCGGAATCTGCACCTCAACCTTCATCGGGTCGCGGGCATAGGCCATCACGCGGCTTGTGTTTCCGGCACCAGCGCCAACCAGGTCCTGCACCCAGTCAATGCGGGTAATCTGCGGGTAGTTTTCGCGAATGAAGCCCAGGATGGTCTTGTCGCGGTTGCTACCATACGGCGTGTTCTGCAACTTGTTGTAAAGCGAAAGCGGCATGATGACCGTGTCCGGCTGCTCAATGCCGTTCGTGCTTTCCGGTGCAGTGGAAATAATTGCGGCAAAGTCCGCAACAATTTCGTCGGCCGTCTTGCTTGCCCAGGTCTTGGAACCGCCTGCGCCGTTCGGGGCAACGTATTCCGTGATTCCGGGGTGGTTGAAGAAGCCGGGGAGTTTGCCCTTGGCGTCGCCCTTCCAGGCAATGCTGTCCTGCTTTTCGTCAATGGCGCGGCGGCAGGCTTCGGCCTTCTTGGCATCCAGGGAAATGCCAGCCTTCTGCGCACGGCGGATTTCCTTGATGGAGTAGCCGTAGGAAGCGCCAATTTCCTTGATGGGGCTGGTGTGTTCTTCGCCGCCAATGTCCACGCGGGGGTAATCGTTGGCGTAGTCGGAAACCAACTTGGCAATGCCAACCTGGTCAAAGGAGCGCCAAATAATGTGTTCGGCGCCGGGGTCCTGCTCGGTGCTCACGGGAAGAAGGGTGAGTGCCTTCAGCGCCTTGTGGCGAACGTCATAGGTGCGGGCTTTGATGAGCGCAAGTTGTTCGTCAAAGAAAACCTGCTCCATTCCGTCCAAGCGCATTTCGTTTTTCGGGTCCATGTTTTTGTCTCCTTAAATTAGCCAAGGTCCACAAGGATGAGGTCATCTGCGGCTTCGGCGGTGGAACGTGCGTGCCAGCCAGGGTTCAGCACCGGGTCGCTGCCTGCGGCGGTCTGCGCGACCGTCAGCGTCTGCGTGCCGTCGGTGGTGCTGGCGGTGATTGCCGTGTTTTCAACGCCCTTTTCCTTTGCGGTAAGGGTCACAACGGCGGAAGAAACCGTCGGCACAAACGGAATGTCCAGCGCTTCCAGGCCTGCCTTAATGGCGGCTGCAACATCGTTCGCGGCCTTCACGTCGGCGGTGGTGGTCAACTGGAAAACCTTGTCGCCAACCACAACGGTCACAACCTTGTCGGCGGCGCTAGTGCCGGAAGCGGTGATGGTCACCACGCGCTTGGCGCCAGCGGCTGCGCTGGTCTTGGCGATAATCTTGCCGGTCGCGCCGTTGACGCTAACTTCGGCGTCGGCGGAAATGGCTTCGCCAGCCTTTGCCCAAACCTTGCCGGTCTTCACCACGTTCACGGCGTCGCCGTCGCGGTAGCCGGGGAAGTCGTAATCGGTGCGGGCGGTAATGCCAAGCAGGGCGGCGTCGCCCTTGGCCTTCACCTGGGCGCCATCGCCAGCGCCAAAGCCCGGCACGCCAAAGCCGATTTCGCCATCGGCAAGGCGGGAGTCAATTTGATGCGTTTCGGTCAGCCCGTCCAAAAGACCCGGCAGACCCTTGTCCATGTTTCCGTAAGCAGCCATGATTAGGCCTCCTTGTTGTTGGGTTCATCCTGCCAGGCGCTGTCCATTCGGGCATTGTATGCCTTGCGGGCGGCTTCAAGTTTTTCCTCGGCAGAGGGGTTCACGTTGTGGGTTTCGGCAGCGTCCTGGCGGCTCTTGCTTTCGGCTTCGGCCTTAACAAGTTCGCAGGCGCAGTCAAAGCGTGCGTTAATGTAGGCGGGTTCCTTGCCTTCCAGTTCCGCGTTCGGGAACTGCTTCATGATAACCGCCTTCTTAATGTCGGCCTCGGCCATGTCGTCACGCACTTCAACGCCTGCGGCGGTGGCCTTTGCAACCACTTCCATGCGTCCCTTCACGGCGGCTTCAATCTTGCCCGGCAATTCCTTTTCCATGGCGTCAATGCGTTCCTTGTAGGTGTCGCGTTCGCCTTCAATGGTGGCCTTTTCTCTGGCAAACTTTTCAGCGGCGGTTTTGGAATCGGCGCGTACCTGCTCCAGTTCCTTTTCAGCCGCGTCCGCACGGGCAACGGCCTTGTCCAAGGCTGCAATCACCTGGGGCTCAGCCTTGTAATCAGCCCCGTCAATATGGTATGTTTTAAGGTCCATATCTTCCTCGTTGTTTTGTTTGTAGTTTTCGCGGGGCGTGGGCGTGCCAGCGCCATCCATGCGGATTTCGTTGCCGTCCCCTGCGCGGGGCACGGGCACAAGGGCGACGTGGTTGTAGCGAATGTTTCGCTGGATGCAATCGTAGGGCACACCCATCCACGTTCCGCTTGTCCATTCAATATCGCAGGTGTAGCCGCAGGAAAGGCCGCGTGCGGTTCTTGCTTCAACCGCGTCAATGCCGTCGGCCTTGGTCACGGCGACGGAGCCGTAAACGCGATATGAATCGGTGGAAATGTCGGTTCCAACGCTTCCAACGGAAAGTTCTTCAATGTTTTCGGGGGTCACCGCGCCGTCCGGGTGCAAAAGCGTGAGGGGCTTCATGCGCAGCGTTGCCAGGCTTTCCTCGGAAAAAACTTCTTCCGGCAGACGCAGTTCGTGGCGGGGCGTCCCGTCTGCGTTGCGGTATGTAAACACCCCGATGCTGGTAAGCGGTGCGCGGGCAATCAAAAAGCCCTCGGCGGTTTTTTCTGCCGGGCTTGTTTCGTAGTCAATGCCATCAGCCCACCAATCAAGGCGGGTTTGCGACAATTCGGTGTCCTTTTTCTTTGCCATGCCCAAAATATAAATAAAATTTTTTTTAAAAATGCAATAGCAAATTAAAAATAATCCATTTCTTCGGCAACCACTGGCTCCGAAAGCATGGCGGAAAGGGAAACTGCACCACCGTCGGCCTGGATTTTGGAAAGCACCACGGCGGCG